AACAATCAAAACGTAGAGAAGCAGAAGCTAAAGCTAGACAAGCAGAAGCAGACGCTCTTGCAAAAGAACAAGCACAGATAGAAGCAAGAAGAAAAGCTGACGAAATGCGAAGAGATTCAGAACAAAAACAACAGCAAAGTAATGAACGTGATAAAGTTCAAGATGAATATAAAGAAAAAGGACAAGTAACATATAAAACTAAAGATACTGGAGGATATGTAACTACACCTAATAAACCTTCAGCACCTCCGGGAGAACGAGGAGGAGGAGGATATTCACCACCAAGTAAACCAAAATCTGGTGGATACCAAAGTGGACGTGGAAGATAAATACAATTAATTAAATAGGAGAATAATATGGCAGAAGGAATGATGAACGACCCCAACGCTATGGGAGGCCAACCTCCTATGAGCGAACCCCCAATGGGCAATCCAATGGGTGGACAACCAGAACAAATGGGTGCAGTAAATGATGCTGTACTTGATATGCATCTTACAGAAGATGTTAAAAATGCACTATCGGCAAAAGGCGTTGATGTATCTGCAGTAGCAGACAGAGGCCCTAAAGAACCAGTAGTAGTAATACCAGTTTCAGTAATTATGGCTAGATACCAAGGCGCTACACCAGAAGAATCTATGCAACAGTTTGTACGGGATATGACAGCAAATGCTTCAGCTCCTGCGACAGAGCCGGCACCAGAAATGGCAATGGCAGAAACTCCAACACCTTCACCAGAAGGATTAGGAGCACCAACACAAATGGATAGGCCACCTATGACTGCTTAGTCATAGCCCCAATGCGACTCTAAGGCCACCTGTTTTCCAACAGCCCCAAACAAAGGAGAATAAAATGGAAGAAAATAAGAACGAGGAAATTAAACAAGAGGAAACTCAAGTAGAAGACAATCAAACAAAGGCTCTTCTCGAGCCTAACCCTTACAAACGTAAGGTAACAGAAGACACAGCTACCGTTTCAGAGGACACTACTTCAGAAGAAGAAGCCACTCCAGACAAAGAACGCCCTGTCAACGCTGAAGAGAAAGTGTTTAAGAAGCGTTATGACGACCTTAAACGACATTACGATTCTACTGTCAATAAGCATAAAGACGATGTCTCAAATCTTAAACGCCAGTTAGAAGAAAGTACTGAACAGGTACTACCAAAAACTAAAGAAGAAATAGAAGCTTGGAGAACTAAATATCCAGATGTCTATGATGTTATAGAAACTATAGCACATACTAAGGCAGATGATAGAACTCAAAAACTTAAAACTGAAATGAAAGAGTTGGAAAGCCAACAAGCGGTTGTACAACGAGATAAAGCAGAAATAGAGTTGTCTAAATACCATTCAGATTATAATGATATAAGGGCAGATGAGAAATTTCATAAATGGGTTAGTGAACAAGATTCTACTATTCAAGGTTGGTTGTATGAAAATACATCTAATGCAAAATTAGCGGCTCGAGCTATTGACTTATATAAAGTTGATACTGGGTATAAAAAGAAAAAAACTAATAATTCATTAGAAGCATCTAAATCAGTAACTTCAACTAGCAAGCGTGATATTGATACTACAAATAAAAAAACGTGGAAGATTAGCGAGATAGCTAAAATGAAACCGGTTGAATTTGCCAAGTATGAAAAAGACATTGACTTAGCTAGAGTTGAGGGAAGAATTGTTAATGCTTAATCTTTATGTCTATAGGAGGACAAAATTATGGCTATAGGAACAGCTTCCGGTTATAACAATTTACCATCGGGTAATTGGTTACCGGCAATATACAGTCAAAAAGTCCAAAAGTTTTTTAGAACTGCATCAGTGGTAGAGGATATTACCAATACTGACTACGCAGGTGAAATTGAAGCTTACGGAGATACTGTCAACATTATTAAAGAGCCAACAATCACAGTTAGTTCTTACAACAGAGGTGCTCAAATTGCTCCTCAGAATTTGGCAGATGACCAAATTCAAATGGTTGTAGACCAAGCTAATGCGTTTGCATTTAAAGTTGATGATATCGAAGAAAGACAAGCTCACGTTAACTGGGAAGCTTTGGCTACTTCTTCTGGAGCATATGCTCTAAAAGATTCATACGATGCAAATGTAATTGCGGCAATGGTGTCTGGTTCTGGAACTACTACTGGTAGTGACGGTTCTGGTGCGGATGTTGGTTTCGGAACTTCCGAAGTTGACCCAATGGATATTTTAGCAACAGCAGCTAAAAATTTACATGCAGCAGACATTCCAACTGATAACAGATGGTTTTTAGCATCTCCAGAGTTCTATGAACAACTTGGAAATGCATCATCTAAATTAATGGATGCGTCTATTACTGGTGATGGTACATCACCTTTAAGAAACGGTGCAGTAATTAATGGTCAAGTAAATGGTTTTAAACTATACATGACTAATAACTTTGCAGCCGCTACAACCTCAGACTATTACAAAGTGTTATTTGGACATATGTCTTCAACTGCTACTGCTAATGCTATTGCAAAAACAGAAGTAATTAGAGACCCAGATTCATTTTCTGATATTGTTAGAGGCCTTCACGTCTTTGGTAGAAAAGTTCTTCGTTCGGAAGCTCTTCAAACAAGACATCTTTTAATTGATTAGGGAGAACACATAATATGGCTACATATGACGTAACAGGCCCGGGTAATGCCGGTGCAACCCCATCAAGATTTAGTGCGGGTGTAAGAACTCCCTATCTTGTTGAAAATACAATTGACGTTTCAGCAATTAATTCTGATGCAGGTGCGGCACAAAATGACGTACTTCAAGTTCTTGATATACCAGCTCAAACTTTAATCATGCACGCAGGAATCGAGGTAATCACAGCATTATCTTCTTCTGTAACTTTAGATTTAGGTATTACTGGTGGAGACGTTGATACTTTTGTTGATGGCGATACTAACGCAACAGGTTACTCTGTTCTTACAACTACTGCAAGACCAGTAATAGCAGGTGCTGATACACTAGATGTATTAGTATTAAGTGCAGCATCAAGTGCGGGAAAAATCCGTATTTTTGCTGTATTGTGCGATGTAAGCGGTGTAGAGGAAACAGATAGAAACTCTTCATCTCAACACGATGGCTAATAACTAATATAATTTGGGGGGCTTCGGCCCCCTTATTTGAAAGCGACTAATAAATATAGAAAAATTTTATGGCAATTATTGATTTAAGAAAAGCACAAAAAGGTGCTACTGGACAAAAAATTACTCAAATGTATCCTAAGACTAATTCTAATGCAGAAAAAAGAATAGATAATTTAGAAAATAAATTAGATAAAATATTAAATTTATTAGAAAATAAAAAAGATAAAAAAGATGATTAAGATATGGTTTATGCTGGTTTTATTTTCTATGCCAAATGCACCTTCAGTTAAATATAATGGATTTATATATCTAAGTGAAGAAAAATGTATGGTAGCAAGATATGAATTACATGAAGCATATAATAACAAACCTACAGAATATAAATCAGCAACAACTATGAATTCATATTGTGTAAAATTTGACAGTTTTCCTATTGCAGGATTAAATAATACAGGGGCATAATGGCAACATACTTAACAATAACTAACAGAGTACTAAATGATTTAAATGAAGTTGAATTAACTTCATCTACTTTTTCATCTAGCCGAGGAGTACAAACATCTGTTAAAAATTTTGTTAATAGGGCATTACATGATGTTTATAATGAATTAGAAGAATTACCAAGTCTTCATAAAGAAACATTTTATAATACAAATAGTGGACAAAGAGAATATAATTTACCTACAACAGATTTTCCTCAAAGTGGGGATTTAGAATGGCGTAAAATAGATTGGGATACAGTTTATTCTAAACCAAAAGAATTAGTAACTAATGGTGAATTTACTAGTAATATAACTAGTTGGACTACAATAGCAGGAAGTGGAAGTGCTGCTTATAATAGTGGGGGTAATGGTAGAGCTAGATTAAATGATTTTGCTATTCATCAATCACTGTCAACAAGTAAAGATACAGAATATAGATTACAAGTAAAAGTTTATGATTCAAATAGTGTTGGGCAAGCTTTAAAAGTACAAGTTGGTACTGCAGCAGAAGGAACACAAAATTTAAGCACAACTTTAACAGTTACAGATTTTGGTGAAGGTGCAGTATTAGATACAGTTTTTACAGCAACAGCACAAACAACTTTTATTACATTAAATAATACATCCACAGCAACTAACTTAGATGTAGACTATGTTCGCATATCCAGAAACAGCACGCCTAAAAAATTAAGATATATTTCATATGATGATTATATTAGACAATATGCGGAAAGAGATAAAGCTAATTTAAGTTCTTCTCAAGGAGAACCCCAATATATTTATAAAACTCAAAGTGGTAAAGCAGGTTTAAGCCCAGTACCAAATAGAAATGATTATTCTATTGTTATAGAGTATTGGAAAGAACACACTGAATTATCCGCACATGGGGATATTCCAGATTTAGATGACAGATACGCAGATTTATTAGTAACAAGAGCTAGATATTATGCTTATATGTTACGTTCTGACCCAGAACATGCTATGATAGCCTCTAAAGAATACAAAGATGGTTTAAAAAGATTACAAAAAGATTTAGTATCAAAACAAGAATACATGCGTGATGAAAGAGTAAATCTTCGTTACTATGGTAAAGGTGTAATGTAGTGCCAAATACTTCTCAAATAACCCCTACAGTTGTCAGTTGTTTTGGGGGATTAATTTTAAATAAAGATGTTTTTTCAATGAGACCCGGAGAAGCATTATCTTTACAAAATTTTGAACCCGATATTGCAGGAGGATATAAAAAAATATCTGGAACAGCAAAATATAATTCTACAATAGTACCTCAAGTATCAGCATCTACAGAAAGATTAAATATGGTAGCAATATTTAATGATTTAGTTGTGGCGGCTCGAGGTGGAACAGTGTATACAGGTTCTACATCTGGAAGTTGGACTTCTAGAGCTACAAGTAAAGGGACTAATAATACTTATGATTTTGATAAATTTAATTTTAATGGTACTGAAAAAATAATTATTGCTACAGGCACTTCTAGTGCGTTTACACTTAACACATCATACGCAGAGGATATAATAAACGCTACAGGTGGTGGAACTGCTCCAACTAATCCTAAATTTGTTAAATCATTTGCTAATCATATGTTTTATGGGGGTATGTCAAATGCAACATCTACAGTAACATTTTCCGGCCCTTATACAGAAGACGATTTTGATACGGGTGGGGGTAGTATTGTAGTAGGTGCTGTAATTACAGGACTTAAAGTATTTCGTGATACATTGTTTATATTTTGTGAAGATAGTGTATACAAAATTGTAGGAACAAGTTCTAGTGATTTTGCATTAGCAGAAGTTGCAAAAGATGTTGGAACAATAGCCCATCATTCTATTCAAGAACTTGGTGGAGATTTATTGTTTTTATCTAAAGATGGTTTTAGAACTATTGCAGGTACAGAAAGAATTGGTGATGTAGAATTAGGTACAGTATCAAAACAAATACAAAAACGTATTGCTGATATTGGATATGACAATGTTATTGGGGTTGTTATAGGAGATAAATCTCAATACAGATTATTTTATCCCCCAGATGATACTGTTGAAACAAGTTGTAAAGGAATTATTGCTGTGCTAAAAGCTAACCCCGAAACAGGAACACTAGGATTTGAATACTCGGATATAAAAGGAATTAAACCTGCTTGCTGCGATTCTGATTTAGTTAGTAACTTAGAAACAACTATATATGGTGGTTATGATGGATATGTGTATAATATGGAATCCGGAAATGTTTTTACATATGGAACAACAACAGCAAATATATCCGCATTTTATCGTTCACCCGATTTATCATTAGGTGACCCGGGTATAAGAAAAAGTATGCAAAGAGTTTTATTAAATTATGATGCTAATGATACTATTGATTCAACTAATCAAACATTTCAATTACGTTATAATTTTGAAGATACAAGTACACCTCAACCAGATGCTTATCCATTAAGAGAAGGCGGAGGACAGAATTTTTATGGTAGTGGTTCATATGGAACAGCTATATATGCGGCAGAATCGGGTATACCTTTAGCAAGACATTCAGTTGAAGGGTCTGGATTTGTAGTAGCACTAAAATTAAATGATAAAAGTAATAAAGCACCAATGTCATTAAAAGGTTATGAACTAGAATACGTTAACGGAGGAAGAAGATAAATGGGAGCGACATACACAAGACAAAGTAGTGGTACTATAGTAGATGGCTCTACTATTGAAGCGGCTCATTTTAATAATGAGTTTGACCAATTACTAGCAGCATTTGCAGTAAGTAGTGGGCATACTCACGATGGAACTGCAGCAGAAGGTGGGCCAATAACTAAATTATTAGGTACGGCAATAACTATTGGTGACGCAACATCTGGTACAGATATAGCCATGACTTTTGATGGAGAATCAAATGATGGTGTATTAACATGGATGGAAGATGAAGATTATTTTCAATTCTCTGATGATTTATTACTTAGTACTACAGAAAAATTACAATTTAGAGATACAGCAATATATATTAATTCATCTACTGATGGACAATTAGATTTAGTTGCAGATACAGAAATACAAATAGCAGCTACAACTATTGATATAAATGGTAATGTAGATGTATCTGGTACTTTAACAGTAGCAGGTGCAGTAGACTTTGGTGATGCGGCTTTATCAAATGTAGGTGCATTACAATTAGATTCAATTGCAGGAGATGCTGATACTAACACATCAATTACTTTTAGTGGCTCTGATGTTATTACAATAGCTACAGGTGGTGCAGGAAGATTAACTATTGGTGACGGAGCATTGTCTCCTGTTACTAATAACCAAATAGATTTAGGAACTTCTTCTTTAGAATTTAAAGATGCTTTCTTTGATGGAACAGTAACAGCAGATGCTTTTGCAGGGCCTTTAACAGGTAACGTAACAGGAAACGCTTCTGGTACAGCGGCTACAGTAACTACTGCGGCTCAATCAAATATTACTTCTCTTGGAACACTAACAACCCTAACTGTTGATAACATAATTACTAATGGAGCAACAATAGGGCATACTAGTGACACAGATTTATTAACTTTAGCAGATGGTGTTTTAACTATAGCAGGAGATTTAGTAGTATCTGGTGATGATATTACTATGGGTACAAACACAGATGGTAATTTACTTGTAGCTGATGGTACAAATTTTAATTCAGTAGCAGTCAGTTCGTTATCAGAAATATCAACAGCAGCTAGTGGTGATATTTTTATTGCAATAGATGCTTCAGGTGGGGGACTTAAAAAAATTACAAGAAGTGCTGTTATTGCTGGCACTGGTTCAAGTGGAGATTTAGCTAATGTTGTAGAAGACACATCACCTCAATTAGGTGGTAATCTAGATACAAACTCTGCAAATATTTTAATAGACGATGCACATTTTATTGCAGATGAAAATGGTAATGAGCAGATAATATTTCAGACTACAGGCAGTGCAGTAAATCAATTTGACATTACAAACTCTGCATCTTCTACAGCTTTCTTGCAAGGACCAATATTACAAGCAACTGGTGGCGATTCTAATATTGATTTAAATTTAATAGCAAAAGGTACAGGAGTAATAGCTGTTAGGGGTAACAGTGCTTCTGGTGCAGTACAGTTTAATTGTGAAAGTAATAGTCATGGGCAAATAGTACAAGGGCAACC